GGTAAGATTGTATTGACTTATCATCGGCAATTTGCCAACCATTAGCATAGTTTAAACCAATACTATCTTCGTTAATAAATTCTATAATTTCTTTTGTTATTATGTTTTGTAAATAAATCATAAATTAATAATTTGTTGTGTCAATAAAGCCAAAAGTGTAGACAGCATTCCGTCTATTCAAAACACCACCCCAACTTACATATGCGGATGATGTATTATTTAAAATAGGTAATTCACCATTATTTATAGAACCTCCACTGGGAGCGTTGCCTGAATCAATAATCATTCCACCTGACGAAATTGTTGTAAATGCAAAAGCACTAGTTGCATCGTTAAGTCCCTGCACCTGCACATAAGCAACCATTCCGTATATTCTCGGCACACTAACATTAATAGTTCCAGATCCGCTAGTGTTTTGTGAATAATGAACTGTAATTGGAGATGTCCATATATACTGACCTCCTTCTGAAAAATATAAAAACCCACGAATATTTGCACTAGAATTTGTTAAAAAAAATGCCCCTTTAATTCTTCTTTTTTTAGTAAAACCACTTGGCAATGTAGGGCTTGTAGGGCTTGCACTAAAAATAATATCAGCAACATTTGTTGTTGGATTGTATATAGCATATCCATAATACCAAGTATTAGCTTGTTTTGTGCCTATATCTAAACCGCCTTGATTAGTGCCTGCTACCCAGTTTGCATCAAGTCTTTTTGTTAAATTGCTTGTTAATGTTGCAGAGCCAGTGCCATCATCAAAATAAAAACTATTAGAAAAAAAATCTACATCGTTATCAGGATCGGTTGAATTAATACCAAAAGCTATTGGACTGTTAATAATTTGTGAAGCACCATAACTTGTTTTTGTTGCAGTATTTACATTTAATACAAAACAATCGTTATTAGCACAATATCTTAAAATAACATCAGCACCGTTATTAATCTCGCCACCAGTCAAGGGAGTAAAATTATGTTTTGTGATTGATTTGCTACCGAAAGAATTGATATTGACAGTTGATGCCCCAGTATTACTAAAACCAGCCCTAAACCTAACCTGCATTCCGTTAAAATAACCAGCACCACTTAATACAGGGGTAGAAAAACCATTAGCGGAAGTTAAGATATAAGTATTAGCAGAGCCACTATCAGTGTAAAAAGTAGAGCCAGCAGAGTATCTAGCAATAGCATTCGCTTGTTGTGTTGTTGTTGCATCGCTCGGAGTTATACCAGCAGTTGATATAACATTGTCAATCTCGTTAAGTTGATTCCACTCGCTCGCGGATACAGTTTGACCGTTTATTTTGTTTGTTATAAAATCAGACATAATTAGCTAGTAAAATTAAAATAAACCACACAATGTGCAGGCTTGATTTTGTTAAAAATACAATAAAGAGAATTAGGCACGGCACTTTCTTTTAAAGTAAAAGGGAATGTTAATGGAAAGCCACCAGTAGCAAAAGTATTATCTAGTGTTATCAATATACAAAACGGCAATTTAGCAGTTGTAATTCCCGGCAATGTTAGTAAATAATCGCTAGCTTCAAGCCCTGCCCTCACCGTTATATTGTATCCCATTAATTGCCCTATTCGCTCGAACTGTGCCTTTGTTGTTATATTTAAGCCTGAAAGTTTTAAAACAACCCATTTTCTTCGCTCCTCAATCGTGCTTGCAATAGGTATGCAACTATCAGGAATTCCAACCATTCCTTCCCACATATCAATTAAATCAGTTGTCGTGCTTGGATTATACTCTTTATAAACATAATTGATAAAGTCCCTATAAGATAAAAAACCAGTTGCTAAACCTTTTAAAACCTTATACAAATTGCTATCTTGTATATTCTTTGCTTGATGTAAAGGGTCACCCCTTAAATTGTTAGATAAAATTTGTGTTTGCTCTTGTAAATCTCTTTCTTTTAATAACATATTTAGAAAGTAATTGTGCCTAATATAGGCAATTGAGAACTTGTAATAACAATATCAGCACTAGGGCTTGACAAGGTAAATGTCGGCTCGCTTCCGTTGCTGTCAATAACATTGTATAGAACAGAATTCAATTCTCGTAAGCTAACATTCTGCCCTACCGCTACTTGCTCGCTTTTAAAATAGTTTTGCAACTCGGTTGTAATTGCAGTCTTCATTGCTTGTGTTGCTGGACTTAAACTAGAAAAAACAAAATTAACAGCAACAGTAGATGCGGAATTAACAACAATATTAGCATCAGCGATATTAGCTTCCGCAACACTTTTTAACAGTGTCTTGACTTGTAAATTTTGATTAGCAGTAGGTATAATATTAGCATCATTATCTCGTGTAAAATAAACTGTAAAATAGCCGTGAGATGGAGTTGCAGGCTGAACCCATACTCTTGTAATTCCTGCTATATTTTCTTTTATGGTATTCTCTATGTTAGCAACAGATAAAGGACTTTCTAATAACAAGCCAATTCTATTTAATATTCTAGTGCGAAAATCTTCTTGGCTCTCTTGGTCTATTCCGTTATATAAGCCATCATAAGTAATATAACAAGTATCATCAACATTCAAAATAGGCGACACAAGCTCCATTTGTGAACCGCCAGCGGAGTTGCCAATTGAGCCACTATTGTCTGCTAAAATTTTAACATAAGCAAAAGTTGCAGTTGCTATAATGTTAGTATGTATATCAGGACTTGGCGGATTGCCGCTAACTTGATAAGTAAAGGCAACATCGCTAATAGCTGTTATAGTTGCAGTTATATTATATTGATTATTATGAGCTCCGCTAATAATCACTGTCATTCCAGTTGCTAAATTATGCGGTGCAGTAGTGGTAAAAGTAGCAGTGCTATTTACTCTTGTTAAACTACTTGCTAATATTGATTGAGTTAAAATAGTTGTATCGGCTTGTGTTGTGTATTGAGTGCCGTCGGCTTTTTGTATAAAAGTGCCATTAGGTATCAATGTGTTGTTAGTGCCTGTAAATATAGCATAACCTTCGGCTTGTGTAGGTTGTTTTCTAGTTATTTGGTAAAAACTTCCCCACATATCTAAAATATCTTGTTGTTGGCTTGTTTGCGGAAACAATTCATTTAATACTTGTAATAAAATGTAATTATTTTCGTTAAAACCAGCAGACATACTATCGGCAAGTCCTCCAATAAAACTATTATTGATATTAGGGTCTACCTTCTTGTTAGGGTCAGTCTGCCCAGAGTTAATAGACAATACTAAATCGTTTCTAATTTTTTGTTGTAATTCTTTTAATGTAGGTAAAGTTATCATACTATTGTTAAATTGTAATATCTTGTATTCTCTTGTGAGCCAGTTAAAGCAATCTCGGCATTTAAAGTATTGTTTTGTTTTGAAACATTAACCTCTACACTGCTAACAAATTTATCATTTATTAACCATTGCAAGCTTTCATTTATAGTTTTTCTAGCATTTTGCATTGTAATATCGGTCAAGCTATGCTGATAAGTATAAAACCATAAAAAAGAACCTAATTCTTTTTCATAAAATAAATTAGTAAAATGTCCCCTTCTTAAAAGCGGATCAGACACTTGACTTGCTGTTGCTTGTTTTTCGCAAAAAATAGACATATAAAGGGCTGTGTCAATAGAATTTGTCAAGGCAAAATCGCCGTTTTCAAAATCAATATCCCAATAATCTTTGTCTTTATTTAATTTTATGTCTAGCATTTTGTTGCAAAATAATTTTTATTGATATAATATTTACAATGTTTTTAAAAATTGTCAATTATTTTTTATGATAGAGATAATAGAAAGGGGAAGTATAATATCGACACAAGGCAAATATGCCAAGGTAAAGCTAAAAGATGATTCAATTCATAGTCTATTATTGTTTATGCCTTATGGCGATTGCTCTAATCCACCTGCTAATTGCCCTTGTTTGATTATCGGTGAAAGTCTAAATAATGCCTTTGCATTGCCATATTTGCCAAGTTCCCAACCAACATTAGCAACTAACGAAAAAGCAATAGGCAATTTTAAATCAACGAATTCTATAACATTTAAAGCTAACGGCGATGTTATTATTAGCGGTAATAATTTAGATGCAACTGCCTTTGCAGGACTTATTAATCTAGGTTCGGCAACTTCATTTGTATTAAATCAAAATGCAACTATGCAGGTTGTTATACCAAGCGGTAGCTCAGCAGGCACATATCAAGTGCAGATATTAACAGCAGGTCAATCAAAAGTAAAAGCCTGATTATTTTATCAAGTTTTTGCCAAGAGAGCCGTTGTTAAGATTGAAAGCACTATTAACACCATCAAGACTAAAAGTTCCCACCTCAACTAAATTTAGCTCTGTATAACAACCTTGGCTTGTGTCAACATTATAATTAACGGACTGTATTAGAAAAAAGCCATTGATTAGATTATAATCATCAATAAGTTTGATTAACTTGTTAGCTTCAAAAAGCTCATCTTCTTGTGTATAATATCCCCTAACTTTACAAGTATATCTACTGCCCTTTGCTCTGCGGACATTAATATGCCAATTAGCTAGTTTTGATAATGTAGATGTCTTGGCTTCTTTCGTGTCATTAATAAATAATTTTCTACCGCTTCTTATGCTATTATCATAAGCAATAGCCATTTGTGATACAGGCTCATCTTGTGTATTTGTTGTCTGCGAAGTTATTCTTATTTTATTAAATCTATTAGCGGTTGTTAATTCTAATTGATATTCATAAATGTTATTTCTTATGCTAGCAGTTTCCAAAAATAAACCGCCACTTAATTTAGTGTCGCCTTCTCTTGTTATTAAAATATCGCCACTATTATTAG